ATTAACAAAGGAACACTATGAGCAAATTTATTGTTTGGGTAGGTGGTGTAGCCGATTATGAAGGCAATGATTTGAATCAAGCCAAAGCGGTCTACAAAGAATGGATTGCACAAAACTACGATGATGTGATTTTAGAAGAGGTATTATCATGAGCAAACTCATAATCGGATTTGTATCCAGAGTGGAAAATATGTTGTTGGAAAGCAACAGTAGGGCTTGACAGGACCCTTGGAACATGTATAATCAATGATCTAATCGTAATAAAAGGAAAATCGTATGGTGAACGGGAATTCAAATGGAACCGCTCATGCCAATGATATCATGGCTTCAGTTGCTCATTCTTTGATGAATGGCATCAAACCTGTGATACCATCATTGAAGAAAGTTACTAAACCAGTAACACCAGCAACACCTAAAGTTGCCAAACCTGTAGTTGCTAAGACTGCCAAACCATCCAAGATTGTACATCCTGATGGCACCGTTTTCTTCCGTGCTGACCGTAATATGTGGATTGCTATGGCTGACGGCAAACAAGAAGCGGCTCGTGATACTGCTGAGAAATGTGTGCAGTTCATTAACAAGAAATATCCTGGCTTGACAGCCAACATTTTACCCAAGGAGTAATTGATGCGTACTAAGAGACTAATTCCGTATTTCAACAACAGCCAAAAAGTCCGTGTTATTGTAGACGGAGTTGGTATCTACATGACCGTTGGTCAGGTTGAAAACTTGTTTGCCACGACCGGTCACCAAGTTGCAGTATGGAGAGCATTGGAAATCCTTGGTCTTGACAGACTGAAGAATCCAGAAGTAACAGGTCTTGGCACCTCTGTTAAAATATATGACAATGCTATACAATCAAAAACCATTCCTGTTCAGGTGGATCTATTATGAGTTATAGACCAAACAATTTTTATCTTATTCAATATATTGATGAAGATGGCAAGGACAATTCTTGCACCTTTTGGGCTGAGGATCGGTTCGAGGCGGTTGCTCTATTCAATGACACCTACAATCATATGGAAATTGTGGATGTGTTTGTATCAGTCATGGAATATGATGATGATGAACCTGATGGCCAACCTGATGAAGCACAGGAATGGCATGATTTTGATCCAGATTGTTAAGGAGTTATGATGTACAGTTATAAAGATATGTTATTGTGTTTAATTGCCATCTTGGTACTTGGCGGTCTTTTTGTGGCCATGATTGTATACAGTAATCCACAAAAGATTTGTGTGGATAATCAATTGTATGAAATTCGCACCGATTATGCCGTGGCCTTGGATGTACGATGTTTACCAGTTGATAAGGATTAATAATGCGTAAAAACTATCTATTGCTCACGTGTGGCATTTTGCTTACACAAGCAGGCCATGCCATGTGGACGGAAGATAAGAATGGCAATACCATCAAAGCACCAAGCCGTAAGGAAGTGTTAAATGTGGTAGATCTTCGTATTATTAAGATTGTAGATAAGAAAACCATTAAACCTATTAAACCAACAGGTGTGGCCAAGATAACAACGGCCTCACTTAAAGATACTGGTCGACCTATTGCAGGTCAAACCAATGAGGATGTGGCCTGTTTGGCATACTCCATCTATCGTGAAGCTGGCAATTTACCAGTACACGACCAATATGCTGTTGGTCAAGTCCATATCAATAGAGTACGGGACGGTTCTTGGGGTCGTACCTTGTGCAAAGTGGTGTATGCCAAAGCACAATTCAGTTGGACATTAGAAAAGAAATTGGTCAATTGGTCAGTCAAACAAAAGGCAAAGTTTACAGCAATGGCACAATCCTTGATTGATGGTATCCGAGTGAAATCACTTGACAATGACCGAGTTCTATGGTACCATGCTGATTATGTTAATCCAAAATGGGCAAACAAGAATAAAATTGTGGCACAGGCTGGTCCACATATATTCTATCGTGATATACCACATTAAAAGGAACAAGAATGAAAGAAATTATGGTACAAAATGAATTTGGAGTATGGGTACGTGATGGATTTGCTGAGTGGTTAAGTATCCATGCACTTGGAGAAATTATAGATCCCAATCCCATTCATAACGCTGTGCCTGTTGATATATTTGCATTAGCTTTGATTGGAATAGCAAAGGAATATGTATGACAGGTTTTAATTCTAAGCGTATGATGGCCAGAGAGGCTGAGACTTTGAACGAACGAATTAAGTTGTTCAAACAACAAGCAGGCATAGATTTTAATCCCGACCAAGAAGGGTTAGATCATTTCGCCGAGTTGATTATTCAAGAGTGCCTCAACATATGTGAAGATATGGGAGATAAAGGTAAAGATGGACATTACTGTGCAGATAAGATTGCTAAAACATTTCAGAGTTGAAGAATGACACCTAAATTTTTACAACTACTTGAAAAATGTATTCTTGACGGAGTGATTCTTGGTCATCAAAGAGCGTACAAATATAACGATAGTCCAAATGAATCGGATATTAACCAATCAATTGTGAATGAAGTGTTCAACGAAATACATGAATGGTTTGATTTTGATGAACAAGGCTTTAAAGGAGTAAAAGAATGAAACCATATTATCTAATGAAAGAAACAACCAATTGGGGTTCTTACAATGTGTCCAATGGTTTCTATGTGTTTATAGATAAACCAAAAAATCGTGTAAACAAAGCCGTTGGTTTTGTGAGAGGAGATGGTTCTGAATTGAAATGGTTTTCCGTACCAATGACCATAGATTTCAAAGGTCGACAATTTGAGGAAATAACATAATGAAATTATTTAAACTATCAGCATTGGCTTTGGCCGTCAGCTTAGTAGGTTGTGGTGGTGTAATAGAACAAGTATCTAATGTGGATTTTTCACAAGTAACACCAGCATTCCGTCAACATGGTAATCATATTGAAAATGTAGAATCGTTTAACTTGGTTGCTGTGAATCTTAAACCATATGCACCAGACCAAATCAGGCAAGCATATAACATGATACCTGTACCAACAGATTTAACCAATCTAACCAAAGAGCAGGCAGCATCTCTTGGTGCTGGTCAAACCATATATGTGATAAGTGCATACTACAATCCAAATACAGCAAATGATTTGGCCACATTCAATGCTCGATTTGGTTTGCCTACTTGTAAGACCAAAACATTAACATCCAAAGATGCCTTACCATTGGCACCAGCAGATTCTACTTGCACATTGGTTCTTGCCAATGCCACAACCGATGGTAGATTAACTGATACAGTTCCTGTATTCAATTCAACATGGGCATCTGAAGCTGCTCTTGATGTTCAATGGGCTCATGCTATAGCACCATTGGCAAGAATTGTATTAGTGTCAGGCGTTAATTCAACGCTAGCATCCATATTTGGTGATATCACATTGGCCAATAAAATGGGTGATGGTATCGTATCAATGAGTTTAGGCGTTCCAGAAGTATCATTTTCATCCACATTTGATTCTTATTTTAATAAGAGCAATATGACCTATGTGGCGGCTACAGGCGATTCAGGCAATGTGGTGAATTGGCCTGCCATATCAACCAAAGTATTGGCAATCGGTGGCACTTGGTTGAATTACTCTAATAATACAAGAATTGAATTAGGATGGACTGGATCAGGTGGCGGTGTGAGTTCTTATATACAGAAGCCATCTTATCAAAGTAATATTAACACCAAGATGAGGTCTGTACCTGATGTATCATTCAATGCCTCACCACAATCAGGTCAATTTGTATATGTGACACAAGGAAATGCTAAGATGGGTTATTGGTTCTCATTGTATGGCACTTCAGCAAGTACGCCTGAATGGGCTGGTATTCTGGCCATTGCCAATGCTAACAGAGCACTATCTAATAAACCACCACTTGGTGTACCAAATAATAAAATATATTCAGTATACAATACATCCAACAGCTTGTATGCTACAGATTTTTATGATATAATGAGTGGAACAAATGGCAAATGTGTGACTTGTACTGCTTCTGCTGGATATGATACAGTAACAGGTCTTGGTTCGCCTAATGTGAACAATTTATTGGTTGCTTTATCTAATTAACAAAATGAGTACTTTTGTTATACTCATTCAAATATTGATAGAATTTGGTCTAAAGTGACTGGTTTTGAGCGTCTGGAAGCGCTTTGGAACGCTTTCCAGAGCCATTTTGATACTAGGACCTAACCTATCCCGACCTCATAATACTTGACCGGAAAAAAGTAATACTTTCTACTACGGTTGACAACCAAGCCAATCCTGTTATAATACTTGTATTGATTCAGTAATTCTTACTGTTCTTTTTAGAAGTCTTATTTAACAGGAGTGTATATGCCAAGAGGAGTTCCAAGTGCTGGTTTCCGTAGAACCAAGAACCAAAAAAACGGTCCCGTTACAGTTACCAAGTATTTGAAGCCAACAGTTACAATTCAACCTTTGATCGATGCGCCAACATGTGCATTTTCAGTTGTTGAGCGTTTTGACTTTATTACAAAATTTGTTAGAATGCTCGCTAAGAGTTCTATCAATTCTTTTGTGTTGACAGGATCTGGCGGAATCGGCAAAACCACTGCCGTTATCAATACTCTTAAATCATTAGGATTGAAAGAAGACTTGCCAGAGCAACCAGCTGGTGACTTCATGGTTATCCGTGGCTTTTCTACACCAAAAGCTCTGTATGAAACATTATTCGAATTCAAAGATAAGATCCTTATCCTTGATGATGCTGACCAAGTGTTCCGTGATCCTTTGGGTTCCAACTTATTGAAGGCTGCATTGGACGATAAAAAAGTCCGTGTTATCAATTGGAATACATCCAGAGAGGATGAAGACATTCCAAATCGTTTCACTTATACAGGCAAGATAATCTTTATCTCCAACCTGTCCATTCAACAATTCCCACAAGCCATTATCAGTCGCTCACAAAAAGTTGACTTGACTTTGAATGTTGAGGAAAAGATTGATATCATTACTGAAGTTTTCAAGCATGTTGAGAAACCTGCCAAGATGAAAGCTGATGTATTGGCTTTTGTTAAGAAACATGCCAAGAAAGCCAACGATTTGAATATTCGTTCCGCTATGAATTTGTTCCCAATCGTTGAGGAATGTGGATCTAATTGGGAAAGAATTGCAGAATATTCGTTCTGTAGTTAAAATACAACAGACCAAGGATGTGCTTGCCATATCCTCTGGTTCTGGTATAATAGAGTCTTATTCAGTAAATAAAAGGATTTAACATGAGCAAGTTATTGATTCAAACCCAAATTCAAGAAAACTATGCCACCCATGATTGGGACGGTCAAGGTGAAGTTCCACAATATTGGAAATGCAAAGGCGGGAATGATTATTTTGTTCCTAATTTTACTGATTACAACAATACCACAGCTGCTGTAATGGCTATGCGTGGTCAAATAGAAGAATCCAACGATTATTTCATTGAGCAAATCATCTCTTGGGAAATTGTGGCCGATGATTACATGACCGATTTTGAGCGGTCACAATTTGAGTATATGGGTAAAATAACTTATCCCGCTAAAACAATTAGTCTTTAAGGAGTTGAGATGAAGAAATTTATGTTCATTGGTAAGTTTTGGGTACCATTCCCATCCTCGGAATACGGAGGTTCATGGTCTGTTATTGCGGCAGATAAGAATGAGGTAGCAACCTTGTTAAGAGCGCAGGTAACAGATTATTACACCCAATATGATGACAATATGCTGGAATCTATTGAGAAAGCCAAATACTTTGAGTTGGCTTGTCAACCTGAATCCATGGTTATTGATACATTCTTTACCTAAAAAAGTGCTTGCCATATTTTTATGGTAGGTGTATAATCACGGTGTCCCCTTTAATGTTTAATGGAGTTTGTTATGAGTTTTAATAAGAATGCTAAAGCCTTTATCTTGGCTGCTGAAGAAAGATTTGGTATCAATGCCACATTGACCAGAGATAATATCACCAGAGTTGTGAATGAATCTGGTGTACCCTATCCATACTGGTTAGTGTCTAAAGCTGAATATAGAGTTGGCCATGGCCAATACCAATTGCCTGATATTGGTTCAAAACCAATTGCTGTTGTTGAACCTGAACCTGAATTAGAAGTTGCTTTAATGAGTAGTGCTCAAACTATCCTACGCCAACCTAAACTGATGGATGAATCTGATCCATCCATACCTGATATCTATCCCGATTATGTACCATTCGGTTTCTACAACGATTTGAATCGTATTGTGGCATCCAAGATGTTCTATCCTGTTTTCGTTACTGGTTTATCTGGTAATGGTAAGACTTTGATGGTTGAACAAACCTGTGCCAATTTAAAGCGTGAATGTATCCGTGTTAATATCTCTATTGAAACCGATGAATCAGACCTGTTGGGTGGTCCTACATTGGTGAACGGCTCTGTTGTCAATCGTGATGGTCCTGTTTTAATTGCTATGAAGCGTGGCGCCATTCTATTGATTGATGAGATTGACCGTGGTTCTAATAAGCTTATGTGCTTACAAGGTATTCTAGAAGGCAAACCATATTACAATAAGAAAACTGGTGAATTGGTTAAACCAAAATCAGGCTTCAATGTGATTGCTACTGCCAATACCAAAGGTCGTGGTTCAGAAGAAGGTCGATTCTTATCACAAATTCTTGATGATGCTTTCTTGGAAAGATTTCCAATTACAGTAGAACAGGAATATCCTGATGCTAAAACAGAATTAAAGATTCTTATGCCATTGATTGATGACAAAGAGTTTGTTAAGTGCCTAGTTAAATGGGCTGATGTAGTTCGCCAATCGTTTGACCAAGGCGCTACAGATGAAATTATATCCACAAGGCGTTTGGTTCATATTGCCAAGGCCTATAACATATTTGGTGACCGTATGAGAGCAATTGAACTTTGTGTCAATCGTTTTGATACAGAAACCAAAACAGCATTCTTAGATTTATATTCTAAAGTAGATGCTGAAGTAGATGCACCTGTGGCCAATACTGTAACACCAACAGTTGCTACAAGTGATGATGTACCATTTTAATTGAAAAGGATTTATATTATGAATACAGTACGCAAAGGTAAAATTAACCGCCATGAAAAAATTACTATTCTACTCTTATCAGGAAAGCCAGTATCACCACGGGAGATATTCCATGTGTTTGAAGGCACCGATCAAGAAAAAGTCTTATATAGACTATCCACAAACATCTATAACATCCGTAAAGATGGCGGAGTTATTAGAGTTCATAAAGAAGGTCGCAAAGTAAGTGGCTATCAGCTGATGAATCCGGAAGAGTTTGACAAGTGTGGTCGTTATGTTGGCAAACCAGCAACACCAGTTCAGGTAACTGTACGGCACGGTTCAGAGGTATTGGAAACAGTAGAGGTTTAATATGATTAACTTTGAGTTTAAAAATGATAATTGGACAGCACTAGCAATTCAGATAGTGTTGATTATAGTATCATTCACAATCAATGCTTGGATTATTAATGTATGTTGGAATGAATACTTGATACATGCAATTAGTGGTCTCCGTGAAATTGATATGTATCAGGCTCTTGCTATTCGTATTCTTGCTTCTTCTGTTGTCACAGGCATTACCTTTGAAAGGAATGAGAAGTGAATGAATGGGATAGAGATAACTTAAAGTGGATTCGATCTTCACCTGAAGAAGAGTTTGATGAATGGATGGCACAAGCAAGTGATGAAGAAATCAGGTATGCTATTGGTTTGTTGGCTATAGCTAAGAAACAAATGGATGATGAGATTACTTATTTGAGTGATTGTGATATTGTGGATTTTAAAGATGCAAAGGCATTGATTGAAAGGATTAAATGATGAAGAATGTTTTATTATGTGGTTTGGTATTGTCTCTAGTGGCATGTTCAAGTGTACCAAAGATTGAAGGCTTTGATAAACCTAAATTGATATCTCGTAATGAGGTAATCCAAAGTGCCAAGGATTGTATCAACGCCAAAATGAAACCTACGGTTCAGTACTTGCCACAGAAGACGGATAATGGTACAATCATGTTACCAGTTGAAGTTCATTGTGATGTTTACAAGTAATAGGTGATTTTATGTTGATGGATTCTCTAGCAGTTTATGGTTTGACACCATCGATTCTACAAGTGCTAATTGTAGCAGGCGTTGCTTTAGTTATTGTTGGATTTTATTGGCACTATATTCTAGCTGGTGGTGCTGTCTTGTTTTCAATATACATATTGTTTACAGCCAATGCTGATGTTATTGAAAGAAATTTATCAGACTCTTCAATTGTAGCAGTTAAACCTGTTATGACTATTGAAACAGAGAAACAGAGGTGGTATCGACAATTCATGGAAGACTGTACGACAATTGCAGAGAATTCAAAAGAAACATGTGAGAATATTTGGAATGACCGAATGATGGATGAATCTCACCTTGAGGTTAATCCTGATGCTGAACTAAGTAACGCTTCTTATAAAATGAAAAGGAATAAATTATGATTAATTTATATCGAGGTATCATAGATATCTTTACCAGACAAGCCAGAATATTGGAAGATAAAATGACTGGTCATATTCGTGGAACATTTGATTATGATCCAGAAGACAATGCTTATGGTTCTGCCGGGTTTTGGAATCTACAGGCAGAAATTTGTTTTATATTATTTGTGAAACTATTTGTTGTAATTGGTATTGTATCAGCTATTGTGTTGGCTTTTATATTTTTCCCATTACATGCCGTTAAGACTGCCTTTATGAAGATGTTTAGTTCAATGCATTCACACCAATTTGTAACAGAAGAAACTATTCGGAAAGAACCAAAATGAAAATAGCATTGTGCTCGGATCTACACCTTGAGTTTGAGGATATCGACCTCAAGAATGAGGATAATGCCGATGTATTGATTCTATCAGGTGACATTTGTGTTGCCAAAGAATTGCCTATTTCAGAGTCATCTAAAGGCAAACTCTTTAAAGATTTCTTTAGGCGTTGTGCTTTAAGATTTCCACATGTAATCTACATTATGGGTAACCATGAACATTACAATGGTGATTTTCAAAAGTCTGCTCAACTCATTAGAGATGAAATGGCACAATATGCCAATTTTTATTTTTTAGATAAAGAAACAAAAGAAATTAATGATGTTGTTTTTATTGGCGGCACATTGTGGACTGATATGAACAAGGAAGATCCTATCACACTATGGGACATTAGTCGTAGTATGAATGACTTCCGTATTGTAAGCAACTCTGCTCGTAAAGTTGGATCATCTGATAGACCTTCTAGGTTTTTGCCTGAAGATGCTGTTGAAGACCACAAAGCAATGGTGTCTTATATTGATACCACATTAAAAGATGTGGCGCCATGGAAATCTGTAGTTGTAGTTGGCCATCATGCACCATCAAAACAATCAATTAAGCCTAGATATCATGGTGATTATCATATGAATGGTGGTTATAGTTCTGATTTGGAATCTTTTATTCTTGATAGACCACAAATCAAATTGTGGACGCATGGTCATACACATGATCCTTTTGATTACATAGTTGGTTCTACCCGTATTGTTTGTAACCCACGTGGTTATGGTGGTTATGAAGATGTAGCTGATACATTTAGTTTAAAATATTTGGAGATATAGAATGGGAATGTTTGACTATGTTCATTATGAAGGTAAACAGTATCAATCAAAAGATACTCCTCACCAACTAATGGACAAATATAAAATTGAGGTTGATGAAACCTCAGGACATAAAGGCCTTTGGGTTGAAGAGTATGATACAGAATATGTTGATGAACCAGATCTGATTATGAAAGGTTACTTCAAAGAAATTAATCAACGTTGGGTTCGTTTGGAAAACTTTGATGGCTTGATTGTTTTCTATCGTCAAGGTGAAGATAAAAAATCATGGATAAATTATAAGGCCTTATTCATGGATGGTGTTGTAATTAAATTAACTTGTGTTGTGGAGAATGAATGATGAGTGAAGAAAAGAAATTGTATTTGGTTGAAACCGTATCGATGTTTAGACACCAGTATGTGGTAGAAGCCAAAGATGAAAGCCATGCCTTAGATGAAGTGACTTATTATGTTACAGGCGGATCAAACCAACTTGAAGAGTTCTCACAGAAACATTTGGATGAAATTATTGTATCATCTAGAAAAATCAATATGAAGAAATATCATAAGTTATTTAATAAAGAAAATGGTTACCTTGCCTCATGGACTGATGAACAAAAAATAGGATTCATTAACAAGATTGATTATGATGAAAATTCGGTCAAATTCAAAGGTGAATACTTTAGAGAAGTTCAAGAATGAAGAGAGTTCTTATAACTGGACATAAAGGTTATATTGGCCAACACCTGTGTAAGATGCTGAAAGGCAAATACAAAATCACAGGTGTTGACTTCAAAGGTGAACCTAAAGCAAACATATTTGATTTAAGATTTCCAGGAGAAGAAGAGTATGATACCGTCATTCACTTGGCTGCTTTTGTTAATGTTGGCAGTTCTGTTGATTGGCCTTACACTTATTATCATAATAACATAGAAGGCACACATCAAGTTCTTACTAATGTAAGATATAAAAATTTTATATTTGCATCTACTGGTGCAGCCGAAAATCCTGTAAGTCCCTATGGAATATCCAAGCGTGCCGCTGAAGATGTAGTTGCTAATCATTGTAAAAGGTTTGTTAAAGACTACACTACATTCCGATTCTACAATGTAGTAGGATCCGATGGATTTCCACCAACCAATATGGACGGATTGATGCATAACCTAATCAAATCCAAGACCACAGGAGAGTTTAATCTACATGGCCATGACTATGACACACCAGATGGCACGGCACTCAGGGATTATGTCCATGTCAATGAAATCTGTACTGCCATACATAAGGCTATCAGTAAACCTTCCAATGGCCTGGAGAATCTAGGACATGGTGAGGGAACTTCCGTATTGGATATGGTTGAGACATTTAAGAAAGTAAACTCAATTGATTTCAAGGTAAACCTATGTGACAGGAGACCAGGAGATTTACCGGTTTCTGTCCTAAAAAATGTCTCGCCATATATGGAGAAACAGTATACAATAGAGGAACTATTGGAGATTACATGAAAGTTTACATAAGCAATTACAGAAACCATTGGTTGTCACCATATACCATACTAAAGGCTGTTTGTTTTTGGGAAAAAGATGATGGCGTCTTTTATAACCTTGAAGACAAACCAAACCATAAGTATGAAAAATGGATTTGGTGTTTGGATCCTATTTGTATGGGTATTCAGAAGGTGTTAGACTTCATTCATCCAAGAATTGAGTATGTGAAGATTGATCGATATGATACCTGGTCAATGGATCATACCTTGGCTAACATTATTTTACCAATGTTGAAGCAACTAAGAGACAACAAACACGGTGCACCTAATGTTGATGATGAAGATGTACCAGAAGAATTGAAATCTACTTCAGCATCACCAAAAGAAAATGAATGGGATATTGATGATAATCATTTCAAACGCTGGGATTGGGTTCTTGATGAAATGATTTTTGCCTTTGAGCATAAGAACGATGATACATGGCAAGAAGCATTTACTTCAGGCGTAATTGACCATAAAAGTGTAGCTTGTGAATGGGACGAGAACGGCAAAGCCAAAATGTTTAAAATGGTAGATGGACCAAATCATACATATAAGTGTGATTATGAAGGAATGAAAGTTGTTGAAGACCGTATACAAAACGGTTTTAGACTTTTTGGTTGTTATTATCAAGCATTGTGGGACTAAAATAAGGAGATTCTTATGAGTAATGAAGAAGATAAATTTAAACATTCTAAACGGTTACTCAAAGATGAAAATGCTGTCAAACGACAGACTAAAATTGCTGAGACTTATGGTGTCGAGGTGAAAGACCCACACAAGTTTGCTAAACAACATTCAATGAATTGTGGTAATCCAAAATGTGTAATGTGTATGAACCCACGAAAATCTTTCCATGAAAAAACAATACAAGAACAGAGACTTGAACAGGTAAAATTACAGGAAGAATAATGTTTTCTATTTTAAATTATGTGGAGGCCAAACGCCGATTAAAACAATCGGCTGAGACTATTGAGATGATGGGTGGTCAGAGAGAATGTAACGAAATGGTTCTTGCTCAACATGAGATGATACGACTTGAAAAAGACTATCACAAAGACCAATCTGTTAAATTTCTTTTTATTGTGGCAATGGTTACTGTAACCATTTGTTTGTTTTCAAATTTCTTTAGGATGTTTTTATGGTATTAAATGATAGTGTTAAGTCATGGAGCAAAACTGTGTTAACTATTTTGAGTTGGATTGTTTTGTGTTTAGGTATATTTTTTATATATGGCGAACAACAAAAAGATGTGTTAAAGTTAAAAGAGTATAAAGATGGTATACAGAATCATTTGGTGTGGGATATTAAAGGAGCTTGCTTCTTTGTTAGACCTCATACCGATGTGACTACATATTTAATTCGTGTTAGTGATTGTGATAGAAAATAAGGAGTGTTAAGATGAGTTTGTTTATTGAAGTTAATTCTATTGAAAAAGGTTGTCCAGTTATGATTAACTTGGATGAAGTTTTAGAGATTGCACCATTGATGGAGGGTGGATGTGCTTTGTTCTTTGCTGATGCAGCTGCCGTGAATGGTAAGAATGCTATGAAAGTAACAGATTCATACGCTCTATTCAAACAATTGGCAATGCAAATGGTTACACCAGAAGATATTGCTAAAAGATTTACAAAAGCCAAACCTGAAGTGAAACAAGAACCTGTTCAACCAACCAAAGTTATTAAAGGTAAAGGTGACATGGAAGGTTTTGATATTCCAAAACTGTGAGATTGAATGAATGATTTAATGAGAGCCACTTCTGCGTGGATTAAAGATGACTGGAATAGTAATAAGTTTCGTTTTGTTATTGAGTTGTTCGCTTGGGCTATTAGTATCGGGTGTTCGCTTACAATGGCGATTACCGTGCCTAATCCTCCCTTTATGGCTATGTATCCCATATGGATTACTGGTTGCTGCATGTACGCTTGGGCTGCTTATACTAGGAAATCTTTTGGAATGTTGGCTAACTACATCTTGTTAACCACGATTGATACAATTGGCCTTTTAAGGATGGTATTATGAACAGTAAACTTGAATTGAAAGACTTCAGGGCTCAATTTTTACAAGATATGTTTGTAATAACCGTATTAAATAATAAAGAACACGGCACTTATTTGGAAATTGGTGCCAATCATCCTTCCCATTATAACAACACTTTCGTATTAGAAAAACGTTTGAATTGGCTTGGTGTTTCATTGGAAATATCTTCTAAACATAATGCAATATGGCTTAATCAGAGAAAAAACAAATGTTTAATTGCTGATGCTCTGACAACAGATTATGGAGCCTTGATTGACGAATATAATCTAGGTAATATTATTGATTATTTGAGTGTTGATATTGAACCACCACAAAATACATTTGATGCTCTAAAAAGAATACCACATGATAAGGTTAAATTTCGTGTGTTAACTTTTGAACACGATTCTTATTCTGATGAAGAAGGTCTTCGTATTAGGTCTGAAAGCCGTGAATACCTATCCAACCTAGGATACCATATGGTCGTCAATGATATTGGTATAAATGGTTCTAGTGTTGAGGATTGGTATGTTTATCCTGAACTGGTTGACATGAACCGTGTTGATATGTTACAATGTAATAACGAAACAATGATTAACTACAATGAATATTTTTTACCTAAATCCCGATCCTAAAATCTGTGCTCAAGAACACATCTCCAAGCACGTAATAAAGATGATACTGGAAAGCTGTCAACTATTATCAACAGCTCATCGTGTCATTGATGGTTCACAGTTCACAGATAAAACTGCCAATAACCGTAATATCACACGATACAGACTAGAAGATGAACGTGAACGTATTCTGTACAAAGCTACACATATAAACCATCCTTCAGCAATTTGGTGTCGTATGTCCGATAGTAACTACAATTGGCTCTATCAATTGACCGTAGAATTGTGTAATGAATATACATACCGATATGGTAAAGTCCATAAATGTGAGTCATTGTTAGAAGACCTTTGTTTTACACCTAATAATATACCTGAAGGTCCGTTTACAGACCCAATCCCAGCAATGCCTGATGATGTAAAAATACCAAATAATTCTATGGCTTCATACCATAATTACTACATAAATAATAAAAAGTCCTTTGCCTCATGGCAAGGTCGTGTTAACTCTCGTAATGTACCTAACTGGTTTAAATAATGCCAACTTATCAATTCTTAAATACTGAAACAAATGAAGTTGAAGAACATCGTATGTCATATACGGTGTTAGATGAATTCAAACAAAACAATCCCACACTACAACGGTATTTTACTGCCGATAATCTACCAGGATTTGGTGATGGGCTTCGTATGTCTACTCCAGGTACTGGACAACCTGTAAAAGCTTTCGAACAAGGTGTGATTCAGCGTATGAAAGATACCATTCCTGGTAATAATCTACATCGGTCACATAAAACTAAAATGCCTAGAGAATGGTAAACGTGAAACAAATCCCAGCTTTATTTTTACCCAAGAAAGGTGTGCATGACCAAAAAGCCCCCTTGACTACAACTCCTTCCGTTAATATCAATAATAACAAAAGGAGTCCTAATGTCCAAAAAAAGAATGATGTCCAGAGCTCAGCGTATATACTACGAACAATGTAAGAAAGAACGAATATTAAAAGAATTGGCTGAATACGCCAGAGTAATGAAAGAGTTGGAAAGTAAGATTGCTTACTACCGTGGTGTAGACATATAAATATAGTATACTCAATTAAGGTTTAAAATGTCTATATCTTTTAGTGGATCTACTTTAACATTTAGTGATTCCACTACAATGACCACAGCATCTGTGGCTGGTCCACCTGGTCCTACTGGTCCAGCTGGTTCACCAAGTAGTGTACCGGGTCCAACAGGAAGTCCTGGACCAACAGGTCCCACAGGTGGTACTGGACCAACAGGACCAACCGGACCAACTGGTCCTGCTGGCACACCATCATCTACTTATGGTGCTGTAGGATCTTATGTGGCTGCATTTATGAATTCAGGTACAGTCTGTACAGTTTTTAGTTCTGGTAGCACAATAGCAGGCGCTTGTTTAGGTAGGGTATCTTGTGCATATTTAGCGTGTGCAAATTATAGGGGGGGAAGTTTTAATTCTTTGAACTTGTCTAGCCCTTCTAGCAACGCTCTAAGGTCACTTGTAGGCGCAGGTAATCTTACATCTTTAAGTTTGTCAGGAACATGGAGAAGTATGACTACATCAAGGCAATATGTTTGTACTTGTTATAGACAAATGAATTTATTTGTTAGAACTGTTTAATTAGGGTTTAAAATGTCTATTTCATTTTCTGGTTCAACATTAACATTTAGTGATTCCACTACAATGACTACGGCTTCGTTAGCGGGACCTCCTGGACCTGCTGGTCCAGCTGGTTCACCAAGTAGTGTAGCGGGGCCACCAGGTCCTACAGGCACACCATCATCTACGTATGGTGCTGTTGGTAGTTATGTGATTGCCGGAGCTCCAGCCACAACCGGTTGGACAAGACCTGGCTGTACAGCAGCTGGAGCTTGCCTTTTCCGACAAACTGATACATCTTGCGTAACAACTTATGGCGGATCATTAAATACTCGGATCGCATCTTATCAATTTCTTCAGGGATATGTTTTACAAAGCGAAAGTTTAAGTTTATCTGGAACTTGGAGAGCTATGACCAGTCATTATCATCCTTCTGGTGACAGCACTAAAAAGCTTAATCTTTGGGTGCGAGTTTCTTAATTAATTTGGAGTAAAAAATGTATACAGTAGAATCAATTACAAATATTGTCTATCGCACAGAAGACAAAAAACACATCAATTGTAAAGTAAAATTTGCTGAATTTGATGAACCTCATCCATTTACAGCTAGTGATACTGATCCAGAAGATCATGGCGTAAGCATTTATAATGATATTGTGTCAGGTAAATATGGTTCAATCGGTGACTATGTTCCACCTCCACCACCAACTACAGAACAATTGTGGCGTAGAGTTCGTGATCGTAGAGATACACTTCTTACACAATCGGATATTTTGGTGTTGCCAGACCGTTGGAATTCTTATACAGAACAAAAACAAAACGCTTTATCGGCATATCGCCAAGCATTAAGAGATATTACTACTCAATCTGATCCTAGTAATATCGATTGGCCAACACAACCTAATTAAAACAAAATGTCTATTTCATTTTCCGGATCAACACTAACGTTTAGTGATTCTACCACCATGACCACAGCTGCTGTAGCTGGTCCACCTGGTTCTACTGGTCCAACTGGATCTACAGGAGGTACAGGACCCACAGGTCCTGCTGGTTCTAATGCATCGGTTGTTACAACATATGGTGCTGTGGGGACTTATGTTATAGCTTTTGCATCTGCTGGTACAGCTTCAACATATACAAGACCCTCATCTACTATTGCAGGTGCTTGTCTGAAAAGAGCAAGTGATGCCGCAATGGATTGCGCCGGTTGTTATGCTCGTATTGGAGCATTGAATAGTGTAATATATAATAATACTAGAACTTGGAAAGCATCAGATCTTCCTGCTTCCAGTTCATTGGGTCTTTCTGGGACATGGTCTGCAATGGCACATACATATCAACGTTATTCTTGTAGCCCTACAATCGCTAGCTTTTATATTCGTGTTTCTTAATTAAAGGTATTATTATGAATGGTGAGTGGTGTTATTTTAAAAACAGATTATCTAAAGAAGTTTGTGATTATATCATACAAGAAGGCTTAAAGTTACCTAAAGAAGATGCTAAGATAGGTGTTGCTGGTGCCATGAAAGTGGAAGAAACCAGAAAATCTAAAATCTCTTTTATAAACAAAGGCAATCCATTATTCAAAGCCATCTTTAGTGAATTATGGCACATGGGTATACAAGCCAATGCAGACTTCTTTGATTTCCATCTCTCTAAATTAGATTTTATTCAGTTTGCTGAATATGATTCAACATATGGTGGTAATTACAAAAGGCACCATGATGTATTTTGGATGAACAATGATCCAAAGTATCACCGTAAATTGACTTGTGTAATTCAGTTGACTAATCCAAATGAATATGATGGTGGTGACTTAGAGATATTTTCAGATAGTAAGATTGATGCTACTGAAATAAGAACACAAGGCACAGCTATATTCTTTCCATCTTTTATGGAACATCAAGCAAATCCAGTTACAAAAGGCACACGGTATTCTTTGACGGCTTGGTTTGATGGACCTAAATGGAGATAAATATAGGATATTTAATCAAGTCACATTGCTTGGCTTGACACCTATATAAAATTGTGATATAATTCGTTAATTAAACTTGGAGATATTATGGCAGAAACAGCAGAGATTATTGGTGAGTGTTCCGTACCACCAGAAATGACACCAGAACAACAAGCCAATAGACTCAATGTGGAATTCCATTTCCCATCAGCAGTTTATTGGATTAAAAAACCAGAATTCTTAGAAACGGCAAAGTTTGTATCTAAAGAATACCTAAACAAAGCCAAAAAAGATAAACCAAAAGATAAGTTAATGGACAAGTTATTTCCAGTAACTATGTCCGATTCTTTTTACCATGATGATAGAGTGCGTGATTTGGCCATGTATATTGCACAGACCTCTTGGAATATATTAGGTGAACAAGGCCATCATATGCAGACACAAGAGGTGTTCTTTACAGAGTTTTGGGCTCAAGAACACCACATGAGATCCGCTAACGAAGAACACGTACACGGATTTGGATGTCAAATGACTGGTTTCTACATTCTAGAAGCACCAGAAAATTCATCAAGAATTTCTGTATTTGATCCAAGACCTGGCAAAAAACAAATTAATTTACCTGAGCGTGATATGTCACAGGTAACATATGCTTCATTCGCAGCCAATTATATTCCCGAACCAGGAACATTATACTTTTTGAATTCATGGTTGCCACACGGTTTCACTAGACACGGTTCTGAGAAGCCATTGAAATTCATTCACTTCAATTTGAGTTCAAGGTGGTTGCCACAGCCAATGCCTGATGCAAATACACAAACTACAGCAGAGATTATCTAATGAATAAGTATCATATTCGTTTTAATAAATCAAGAGGTCAAGCAAACCGTGGTTCTATGGATCACGTTTGGCGTGTCTTTGAAAATGGTGATAAAGAATATCTTGTTAAGAACTTCAAGATTAATGTATCACCATCTTATTCTGAAACAACTGGAAATGGATTAGGTGCTGATGACTGGAATATTACTTGTGAAGGCTTCATTAGCTTTGACAAAGAAACATCCACAGCTATCATTAACCCAATTTCAACGAATGTTTAATTATTGTCCGCCTGTAAAATTACCCGACTTAGAATCTAAAACATTTGAAGATGGTAAACGATATTATGTAACACCAGAAGGCGAGAAATTGCCTTCTGTTACTACTGTGCTTGGTGCCATGAAAAAGGCAGAAATCATGGCATGGCGTAAACGTGTTGGTGAAGATGCTGCTAATGCTATTTCACGCAAGGCTGCGGGTCGTGGCACTAATGTACATACTCTATGTGAACGCTATCTTAATAATGAGAAACTTGGTAACATCATGCCAGATGCTAAAGAGATGTTTACCGATTTAGTTCCATACTTGAATAACATTGATAACATCTGGT